GTTGGATTGAACGGTAACAGTTCAATAAATTTCTTTTGAAAAGAACCCTCAACAAAATCAAGTAATTCTTTTTCTTCATCGGGATCATTTTCCACATGATCAATAGCACTCTTAATACTGATATGTTTTGGTGTCGATGGAATTGGATAAGTCATCGTGTTCATGTTCAGAAAATTCAAACCAACTTTGTCAGCAACATCTTGGCGAACACAAACAAAAAACAATCTCTCACGTGCTTGTGGAACACCATAATCAGCAGCGTTCAATACATGATGAGTAACAAGATAACCGGGCTCAATCTTTTCAAATTCATTTTGAAATTGATGCAACTTATCTCTTGCCTTACCCATCGTAATGCCTTTGACATTTTCAGCAATGATTACTTTGGGTTTAATGTCTTTGGCAATGCGAATAAATTCAAAAAATAAGTCTTCAATCGCTTCAACGATTTGATCATCGGAATATTTTTTGACGCCATCTTTGACTTCGTAACCACCAACGGTTACCATTTCACCTGTGTCGAAATCAAAATAACTTTCTGATTCATAATGCACAGCACCCTTCCAATTCTTCTCACGTTTACCTGCTACAGAAAAAGCAGAGCATGGTGGTGAGCCATCAAGTATATCAAGTTCGCCAGATTTCAAGTCTGCGACATCAAGAAAATCTTGACCTTTCAGTTTCTTGATATCACCCGGTATAATTTTTGTGTCTGGAAAATTTGTAGAATAAGTTTTGATTGCTTCTTCAACAAATTCATTAATTGCAATAACCTTACCGCCAGCCAAACGGTAACCAGTAGAACTACCACCACCACCAGCAAAAGTGCTGACAACGGTAAACAACTCACGGGCAGATGACTTTCTTACATCTTCAATCGAATAATGTTCGTATTTCGCCACGATCTTTCCAATCTCTATAAACATCCAACATTCTTTTTCGTTTTTTATAATTGACTTCGTTACATTGTAACAGACTCTCAAATGCTTTGTCAACACCTGCACCTAACTGTAGATTAATATGATGCTTGGGTTTACCAATTGTTTTAAATTCGGTAAACGATTCTATCACATGATGTTTTTGGTAGGGTTGATTGACTTGAAACCAATCAAATTGATGGAAATAATCAACTACTCTTTGATCGGTATATGGTGTTACATATCTTTTTTTATAATGCCGACTCAGTGCTAATTGTTGTCTCAGACCAGGCGGATCACTGAGATATCCAGAACGAAACTGATCAAACAATTCTTTAGGTTGCTTGAAGTGTATGCAAGCCTTTTTTGAAACCCCATAGTGACCATCTGCCGCAAATCCAGAAAGAATAGTTTCTTCTTCTATTTGCGGGAAGATATACAGAAAAGGAAATGTGCATTCATACTGTGTTTTCTTTACACACTCAAACTTTGTTCTCAGTGTATGAAAGTCATTCACAAGATTATCTATTGGTACAATTACTTTTGTAAATTTCCAACCCATCTTGTTTGATGCATCTTCTGCTTTACTTGCATCATAAGTTGGTTGGTCTTCTAAATGAAAAGAATATGCATGTATATTATACCCTAATCTATTTGCAGCCAGAGCAACAGATAAAGAATCAGCACCACCAGACAACAAAACAGCAACGTTTTTATCTTCAACAGTTTCTTGTATTATTTTTTCAAGAAGTTTATCTATCATTGCTTCTTACTTTGTCTTATGATTTTCTTTACCAGTTTCGTCGCTTTCTGTCTTGCCATTCTTAGTGCAAGTGGCTTCACATAATTGGTGTAATTAATTCCGTTCATGTGATCCATTTCATGCATAAAACAACGGGCAGTTAAGCCTTCAAGTCTCATTTCTTTTTTCTCTCCGTGTTCTGTTAAGAACTCTACATCAATCCATTCTGGTCTTTCTACGTTCAAAAACAAACCCGGATATGACAAACAACCCTCTTTCTCTTTTATTTTATTTGCAGACATCATTTTTATTTTAGGATTTAGACAAGTTATTTGAAAGTCATCAAATCCAACGACAAACATTCTTTCTGCAACCCCACACTGATTTGCTGATAAGCCTAAGCCCGAATACAACTTCATAGTTGTACGTAATCGTTTAGCCAAGTGAACCATCGCTGGAGTAGGAAACTCACCTTTATACTCAGGTATAGGTATACTCAACATAAAATAATCTTCACCATGCACAGGTAAAGGATTTACTTTTTCTATTTGCTGTATACCAGCAGCGGTATCAATTGTTAATATTTCACTCATTTCACTATCCTCGAAAAGTTTTTGACTTTCTCAAAACGAATTGTATTCGCAAATTTATCTTGCAGTATATCACCTTTGTGACTAATAACAAATAGGTTTACTTCATCTAGTCCATGAAGAATCTTCATAAGTTCTTCTGTGCCTGTACTATCTAAACTTGAATCAAAGACTTCATCAAGTATTAATAGATTAGTATTGGTAGAGTTTTTAAGTTTTGCAATCGCTCTCCATGTCAACATCAATGCCATATCAATTCGTTGTTTCTCACCCTCTGAGAAATTATGATAACTGAAATCATCACGATGGCGTGACTTGATTGTCTCTTTGAAAGATTCATCAAGATTGAAGTTCACAAAGAAATCCATACTTGTTAAATATTTGTTTGCTAATTTGTTTATCACAGGCAAATATTGTTTAATGATATTTGTTTTGATACCAGTGTCTTTTAGTAGAACGGAAGCAACATCCAAATATGATTTTTCTTCCATCAAAACTTTCAATTCACCTTCTGTTTCTGTGATCGCATCCCTAATGGTAATTAATTCATTCTCATCCGAACTTTCTTGTTCGGTACTTTGTAATTCTTTTATTTGATTTTCAAGTTTTTTAACTGTGTTTTCTAAACCAATCTTACCTGTTTGTGTTGTGGCTAATTGAATGCGAACATTCGATAATTCTTTTTCTTTCTCACGCAATTCAGCAACAACATTTTCTTGGGCTGTAATTTTTGCTTGAAGTTCTGCTAGACCACCAGTAAGTTCGTGTTCTTTTGTGCCAAGTTCTTTGAGTTGCCCCTCTTTAAACTCCATGGTAATTGCTTGCCTACAGGTTGGGCAATCAGCATTGTGTTCATAGAAACTTCTATCATCTCCCACTTTGGATATCTTGCTCTCAATTTGTGATTCAATTTTTTTAAGCGCAGTAATCTTCTTTTCATTTTCAGGAATTTTGACGCAGGTTTCGTCAAGCGATTTCTTCGTTCGCTCCAGGTTGTCAATCTCATCATGTAAGGTGCGAATGGTTTCTCTGTGCAGAAGTATCTCTTTTTCATACTCTTTTACCTTTGCTTCTTTGTCTTGATTGAGTTTGTCTTGATGTTCTTTTTTCAGATCATACTTTTGATTGAGTAACGCAATGTCATTTTTCTTTGTGACAATCGAATCTTTATTTTCAGACAATTTCTCTTTGACCAAACTGTTCATGGTAGAGAAGATTTGAATGTCCAACAAATCTTCAATGATTGCTCTACGATCAGAGGCAGACAACTGCATGAACGGTGTGAAGGATGCTGAACCAAGAATGACAATCTGTGTGAAAGACTTATAGTTTAGTTTGAGAATAAACCTCTCTAGATAGTCTTGATAGTCTCTTACAGCCGCATCTTGATTCAGCAAAACTTTATCTTGGTAAATTTCAAAGACGTTCGGTTTAATGCCACGAACAATTTTAAATTCTTTGTTACCAATAGAAAACTCAACTTCAACTACAGTATCTCTACTGTTAATTGAATTTACAAGGTTTGGTTTGTTAATGTTGCGAAAAGGTTTACCAAACAAACCAAAGCACAAAGCATCAAGCATTGTTGATTTACCAGAGCCATTTGTGCCCACAATCAACGTGTTGGCATTACTGTTAAGTGATATTTCAGTAAAGTAGTTGCCCGTGCTTAGTAGATTTTTCCAACGTAAAGTTTTAAATAATATCATTCAATTTCTGTGTTCAATGCTTCCACGTAGAGTTCACGCATAAGACTTTTCAGTTTATCATTTTCAACATTCAATGTCAAATTATCTATGTACTTTGACAGTATGGTTACCGTATCTTCTGCTTGATCAACTAGTTCTTCATCATTTTCATTTATCGCATCAGAAAAATCTTCCACAATTGATATGTCAGCGGCACCCGCTTTGTATATACTATCAATCACAAAATCGAATAAGAATGGGTTCAATTTGTTGATCACAACTACCTTGACATAACAACCTTCATAGATTGAATAATCCATAACTGAAGATTTGTATCCTTCAGCAAAATGTTCAAGTTCATCATTGTAGTTTAATTTGTAAAACATTCTGTATGGATTCTGAACAAACTCTTGTTCACGTGTATGTGTGTCAAAGATAACAAAGCCACGTGGGTCATTGTAATCTGCCCATGTCATTTCATTTGGTGAACCTACGTAGTAAATATGCCCATCATCAGAACGATGATGAAAGTGACCAGACAAAACTATATCATACTTGCTAAACAATGATCTATCAATACCTTCATGACAAATGTTGCCACGATCCATTTCGAAGCCAGATATTTCAAAATGACCAAAGACAATTTGTGATTTAGAGTCTTTTAGTTTTTGAGTGATTTCATCTTCGTTATCGTCACATATCCAAGGTACCAGATCAATATCAATGCCGCCAAACTGCATTGTAGTAAAAGTATCCAGTACAGTAATATTATCATAACCGTCTAGAAGTAATTGGGAGGAGTTAACCTGAAGGGTGTTCCTGAACGCCACATCATGGTTACCAAGGAATGTGATGAACGTGATATCATTTTCTTGTAGTTTATCAAAGAAATATTTACGACACAAATAGAGTGAATTGAAGTTAATAAACTTACGGCGGTCGAAAAGATCACCAAGTTGTACAACGGTAGTAACATTGTGATCCTTTAGATAAGGGAAGAACACGTTATCGTAGAACTTCTCTATGTATTTATGAAAATCTAAAGAATCACCCCTCATACCGAAGTGAGTATCACCAAGCACACAAATTTTCATAATCTATTTAACTTTTTATCTTCGGCTCTCTGAACTCTTACCCGGAGTTCACTGCTGCTATAAGAATGTTTTCTACTATGATAGTGT